TGGCAGAATAAAGTGAGGATAAACCCCCGCCTTATTGCAGAAGCCCCCTCGAAGAAAAAAAAAGGAAATCGGTCCTGGTGTGGGGTGGGGATTTAAAAAAAAAAAAAAATAAAAAAATAAAAAATTAAAACTTTTAAGACTTTAAAGGGTTTAAAAAAAAAAAAAAAAAAAAAAACAACATACTAAAAGAATAATGTAGCTATAATAACTGTTGTCATAATAATAACCTCTATGAACACGAACCTGTTTTGCGAAAACCAGAGGCGGGGGGAACCCAGACAGACAGACAGACAGACAGACAAGTAAACTGTAACTGAAGTTAAAGAACATATAAACATGAAAACCAATTTAATAAATAAGGAGCACTAAAGTGAAAAGTACTAAAGTACAAAGTAAGTTTAAACATTTCAAAATGACTTTGCCAAATGGTAAAGTATCAAAGTGTTTAATACTAAACAACAGTCGACTTAACATAGTTAAAGACAAACTGTCTAAAGACTGGGAACTGACCTTAATAAATAAGCAAGCTTATGATGGTCTAAAGACTGATCAAATTTACGACACAAGAAATTACTAACAGACAGTAAACTGTGTTTACACTTTATACCACTAGACCTTCGGAGTTGGTAAGTGGTATAACAAAATAAAGACGGTAGTTATACAACTGATTAAAAAGGGTTGGTCAGTTGGACTGACGATAGCACTCACGCTAGACTACCGTCTTAATTTAACCAGCGCAAATTATATTGATCAGCGCTTTGCGCCCAGGTAATCTTGAAAGGATTTAAATGAATATAAATACTCAAGCATATTTCTACGTAGCCGAGCTATCTATGGAGATAGATACTAGACAAGAAGATATAGTTATAAATAACATTCTAGGCAAATTTACCCAATTCGAAGAGGCTAGTATGTTTGCCAGAGAATATGGCAAGATTAAAACAGATTTAAGCCCTGAGCTCAACTTCATGCTAATCCAAGGTAGTGATATTGAAGCTGAAGTTGAGTTTATAGACTGGTTTAACAATGAAATTAAAATAGGTAATATAGTCTTATGGAGGAGATAGTACAATGTACAAAGTAAAGCTTATTAATACGGTTGATAATAGAATTAATGACGAAGTTGAAGAAGAAACTCTAGTCAATGCTTTAATTACTATGAGAAACTTAATCAATATGAATACATTTGAAGATGAAGTAATCTACAAAGTAAAAAATGGTGTTCTATCAGCAATAGGATATGAAGAAATTTGTATTCTAGAAGAAAGGTAAACTATGAAAACACAACCAATTATTGATAAAAATGTAAAACCTGATGTTCGTTACTACAATGATATAACAACTCACATTTTACAGTGCAAATGTGGATTAATGGTAGAAACACATTGTATAGAATACAACTGTCCTTTGTGTGGTACACATTTGATTGTTCCAAAAGATCCAGCTGGAAGTAGGAAACCAATACATCGTACCTATAACTGGTTCAAACACTATCAATCATTAAAAGAAGTTCAATATCAAATTAATCAAATTGAATTGGAGGAATTAAATGCTTAGAGAACGTACTATAACTGTTCATCATATTATATCAGAACCAGGTGATGCAACTAGATACGACTATTTAGTCTATCTAACTGGGTCAGATGAATATACATTTGCACCTGTTGGTAGCACCTTTCGTTTTCCTCAAAGATTAAACTATTGGGAAGTATTAATTCTAACAGAAGAACAAATTTTTAAATTAGCTGAAGAAGAACATTGTAATCCGCGGACTTTAAAAGAGTGCATACGATTTATAATGACTAATCACACCTAAAAGGAGTCATGTCCAATAATTGAACGTGGAGGATAATAATAGATGATAAGTATATTACTCCAATCAGAGAATCAATGAATAGAAAACTGTCTTTTGATGAGCAACAATTTTGGGATGAGTATCCTGGTTTACTCTTTAATGACCCAGAAATGGTTCCTTATGATGATTTAATTGAAAGACTTAGACATGTAGCACAAGCTTATTGGAAGGAAAAACAAGATGAAATTAAATGTTGAAAATTGTTTAGTCTGGTTAGGCATAATTGTAACTAGTATAATTATATGGGGTGGGGCATGTTTAATAATATGGTGGTATTTTAATGGTTAAAAATTCACAACTATAAAATTTTGTTATAAAATATTTTTCCAGTTTTGAAAATAACCCTTGCATTCGGCCAAAAATTGTTTATATTGAACACATGATTAACGAGATATATAATGGTGAGTATCAGGGAATTAGCTTCAGTCTAACTTCTTATATTCATGCACACAACCTCAAAAGGGAAGTGTGGATAAAACTTGCTACTTCAATATCAAAACCTGAATTATATAATCTGGTTGGAAAACCTTTACAGGTTACTGAATCCAAAGGAAGTTTGAAAGTTTTATATCAGTTATCTAGTATAACATATGCTGAGGCTTTGCAAGAGATTAAATATTTAATCCAAATACTTAATTTCTAAAGTTCTTGTGAACTATATCACCCCCGATTGTTTGCATGAATTAGTATCGTCTCAGCATTTATTATTAATAAACCTAAACGAGGAAACATTACAGGTTATGAAACAAGTCATAGATACTAGAGTAGATATACGAGTTTTAGCATCACTCCATGAGTATTTCAGCAAATCAAATCCAAACTTATCCCGCAGTAAATTAGGTAGTTTATCCATAGAACTAGCTTATGAGCTATTGTTCTCAAATGGCATGTGTACACCGCACACTGAGGCTAGTGCCCAACATTATCTACAATCAAATTTAACTACTATAAACAAACTGGATGTTACCAAGATGGTAATTCCAGAATCACTAAAAGAGACTCTTGTAGTTCCGACAGAATCTGATATAGCTATCGAACTAAAGAAGCTCGAAAAAGCTCGAAAGGAGTAACAAGATGAATATTAATGTTAAAGCACCAAAGTCTGCACGTGAGGCTGACTTCAATCTTGAAGATAAGCTATTTACCAGCTCAACATCATATATCGAAGCATATGGTGAAGAGGCAACTGTAAATCTTATCACACGAATGATTGTGACTGATCTGCGTAACGGTGCGCGTGCTAAGATGGATGTAATAGGAGACAAAGCTGTCTCTGATGAAGCTATTGTTGCATGGATTGCTGAGTGGAAACCTGGTAATCGTAAAGCTGCTAAGAGCAAGACTGAGAAGACACTTGATGCATTTGAGAGTCTTACTGAGGAACAGCAGATTGCTGCTTTGCAGAAAATGCAAGAAACTCTTGCTAATATGCAGGATGATACAGTTGACGAGGATGACGAAGACTAAAGTCTAAGTTTACTTTTCATCCATTACAGAATGAAGAGGGTTGGTATTTTGGACATACAATATCAGCCCTCTTATTTTGTTATTACAGGTGGCAAATAGTGGGCTAAAGAAACTAAAATTTATTTAAGGTAAAGGGAATTTATTTAAGGTAAAGGGAATTTATTTAAGGTAAAGGGAATTTATCATGAAAACAAAATCAAAAGAATTTAAAATTCAAATCATAAGCGTTACTGAAACTACTATGATAATTGGATTAGATCATAGTATAAATCCTTCACGCAGAAAATCAGATATTGAATATCCACTTATTCGGTTTAAATTAATAATATCTGATTTTGAAATTAAAATTATTAAACAACTAGATAGTCCGAGTGATGGTTTAGTATGTACAGCACATACAAAAACTATATTCAAACATGAAGATCGTCTTATCAAGTTTCATAGGGCTTATAATAGGGTATTGTTAAACGCCAACGCTGATCTATCTAGCTAAGCTCTTATGACCTTCATCCAGCCGATGCTTGCAATAGATTATAATAGGTCTAAGCATAAAAAGTTTAAAAAATTCATAGCTCAGCCTAAGTATGATGGTGTTCGAGCAATCTATGCAGACAAAAACTTTCAATCACGGAGTGGGCTAACATTTGAGGGAGTCCCTGAGGTTCTTTCATCCCTTTCAAATCTCAATACAAGGGGATTCCCTCTTGATGGGGAATTGTATAGTGATACTTTAGATTTTGATACCATAAGTGGTATTGCAAGACGTCATAGTAATAACTTATCACATTTACGTGACCAAGTATTTTTTCAAGTTTTTGACATAGTTAATCCACGTATTAAATTTAAAGATAGGTTGGATTTTTTACTTTCAGTCATAACAAATACAGATCATTATCGTAGACCACTAGGCATACCAATAATCAATGACCACGAGGAGATTAAAAGGTTATTGAATCAACTTCTAGATGAAGGTTACGAAGGTATAATACTTCGTGATCCAGAATCATTCTATGAGTTCAAAAGAACAGCTTCATTATTACGCTGGAAACCATTTGATAAAGATATCTTCACAGTAGTTGATATACAAGAAGAAATTACAATTGGTGGAAGGCCTAAAAGAAGGTGTGGAGCATTGGTATGTGCAAACAAGGAGACTATCAAGTTTTCTGCTGGCGGTCTCGATGATGATCTTAAAAACAAAATTTGGCTAAATGTAAACTATTACATAGGTAGAAGTGTAGTGATTAAGTTTCAGAAAAGGACTAAGAATGGTTCTCTACGCTCGCCTAACTTTGTAAAGTTTGTAGAAGATGAAGATCGTGAACGAGAATTAATCAATAGTAAAGGGTTAATAGAATGATAATGGTTGATAATAAGTTTGCTCTAGAGGAAAAAGTCATTCTTAAAATTGATGAAGAAAGATTAGTTCATTTAGTTACAAGCATAGGAATACATCCTGAGGAACGTTTACTTTATGGGTTGACTAGTGTTGAGGGTTATAGTGTTCACTATGACTTTGAAATAGAACATATTACAGTAGAGGTAATATAATGGAAGAAGATAAAAAATTTGAAGAAATAGAAGAGGTTAAAACAGCTCAAGTCAATATGGGAAAAGAACCTCCTTTTGGTGAGTCAACAGAATTTGAAGGTTTGTCACGTAGGGGTATTAGTGAGGATTTTGACGCTTATAAACTCAGACGTAAACGTGAGAAATTTAACTTTAAAAATCGAAAGAAAAATAACTTTCTTCATATGAGTAAATACACTGAGCCAGCTAAAAAGGATGGGACTAAACAAAAAGTCTATGGTGATGGGACTAAGCGAGGGAGTTTTAAAGATGAATAATGAACTACAAACTTTTGCTCGGGATAATCTAAAAAAAAAAGATTTAGCACAATGTACGGACGAGCAACAACTTTTCTTTAAGCGTATGTATTCACATAAAAATCTCAAAGCTGATATTAATAATATTGTTGATAATATGTCTGAAGATAAGTTAGATTGGGCTATGCAACAGATTGAAAGGACATTAAAATGAAAAGAAAACTAAGTGATTTATTAAACCCAGAAAATAAAGTTCCAAACTACCTTCAAAATGTAACCCAGGGTAGAGTTTTATTCCACGTACTTCATGGAGAGGTAGTTGTTATTAAAAACAATAATAAGGGTAACATTAGGGTTAGAGATAATAACAAAGCTATTCATCAAATATCATATGATGGTAGAGATATGACTATGAATAACAAATACCCATCTGTCTATGCTACACCCTTTTGTCTTGAAAAGCGTATGTTACGCGTACCATTATCACCTCCTGACTTGCTTAAAAAAGATGATGCAGTTTTTGTATCTGACAATGGGCTGGATTATATCCCCGCTCATTTTGCCTTCTATAAGGATAAGTTTTATGGATATCCTCACGGAACTTCATCATTCACATCATCTGACAAGGATGCTAGAGGTTTTAGATACCTTAAAGATGTTAATGGCAAAAAATTCTTCTCAGGAGATTTAAAAGTACGTAAAGAAGGTAGCTATGAACTAGACTTTAATAAGTTCAAAGAGCTTATTGAGTCAGGTTATGCTGTTGAAGTGCAAATCCCTAGTGAAAATGAACAAGCCACTATAATAAAGGACACATAAAATGGATTTTTCAATTGCACAGCGTAACGAGTATAAGGAAAGTGATTTTCTTCATATAGACTTTTCACCTACTTTCAACATCTTGGACAGTAGTAAAATATCCACCTACACTCGTTGTAGGAGAAAGTTTCTCTGGGAATATATACTCGGTCTGCGCTCAATTTGGCCTAACCGTCATTTAATATATGGCTCAGCAATACATTTGGCCCTTGCGCATATATTAAAACTCTCACCTGAACAAATTGCTGATCATGAGGAACTTAACAGACAGATTATAATTGCCTATCACCTTGCCTTGGATTTTTATAGGGTACACTTTGATCCAGATACTGATGATCTGCGCAAGCCCAAAAGTCCGGAATACATTATACCATCCTTGATAGGCTATGTACATCTTTACAAGGATGAATGGGCAACCGAGGAGCTTATAACTATTGAGTTGTTTGGTCAAGTGCCCATAGATAAAGCTGGCACACTTGTTACGTATCGTAATGATGCAATTAGACGTAATCAACGTGGGCAGTTATATGTATTAGAGCACAAAACAGGTAGTCAGGCAGGTAGTGCTTGGTATGATCAATGGATGCTGGCTTATCAACCATTAGTTTATTACCATAGTCTTGTTTATAATAATCCAGGTGAAAAATGTTGGGGTGTGCTTATAAATGGTATTATTGCTGCAAAACGTAAGAATGTAACAGTTGAAGGCATTAATTACCACAGAGTTCCTGTAAGATATACAAATAGTCAAATGAGTGATGGGCTAGCAACGCTAAGTAATGAAATAAGTGACATTTATAATGACATGGATGAACTTATGGAAGCTACACCAGATACAAGTCGTCTTAATGCCTTTAGAAGGTGTCCAACATCTTGTACAGATTTCAATACTACTTGTGCTTATCACACACTTTGTAGTTTAGAAGCTAATCCAATCAAAATTGCTAGTAAAATTAAAGAAAATAATCTAAATATTCCAGAGGGTTTTCAAGTTGAACATTGGAATCCATTGGATGATGCAAAAGGAGAAGTAGTATAATGGCAAAGAGTATAGCTGAGCAGTTAAAAACAAAAGATGTTGTGAATAAGCCAATTGTTAAAGTTAAAGAGGAAATTAAGAAAGAAGAGGTTAAAGATTTCATACCTCCTGGTTCAAGATCAGAGATTGAGCCTGTTAAGGTTGTAAAACAAGTATCTCCTTGGCAAAAAGTACATGTTGCTAAGGAAATAAGGATTCAAACTCCTGACATGACTGCACTTCTTACAATTATTATCAGTCCAAAAGGAACTGTGTCCTTAAAAACTCCTAATAGTACCAGTAAAATGATATCAATGAAGCAATTAGATGAATTAATAGCTGGTGCTGAAGTTGCTAAAATGCTTGCATTATCTGCACCTAATAAAAAGGTATAATTATGACAATAACATCAGTTACACCGAAGGAGACTAGTGATGAAAAACTCCAACAAAGAGCTTTTGATATCAGAAAGCTCTACCAAGATAACAAACGAGGAGACACCTTATCTACGCTCATTATGGGACTCTTTGGGACAGGAAAAACAAGACTTCTTGCTAGTGGTGTTAGACCTTTGCTCGTTGATAGTTTTGATCCTAATGGTACTCTTATCTTAGAAATGCTTTATCCTGAAGAAATTAAAAATGGTGATATATTAATACGTACTTGGTGGAATGAAAAGTCTCAACAGCCTACAGAATATAATGCTTGGGAAAGACAATGGGAAAGAGATATTAGAGATAACTTTCTATCCCGTTTTGGCACATATGCTATTGATAGTACATCTACCTTTATTGATGCTATGAGTAATCAAGTTAGTAAGGCTAAAGGTAGGTCTGATGGTGCACTTGCTATTCAAGATTATAAAATCATCTATAATAATATTAAAGATATAGTTAAACTTACGTCTAACCAAAATGTGAATTTTGTAATGACTGGGCATTTGGTAGATGTTAAAGATGAGATCACAGGAAAAGTTAGCACTGAGCTTGCAGTCTATAAAAGTCTTAAAGCTGACTTGCCATTACTGTTTACAGAGAAGTATGTGCTTGTAAACAAGCCTGGGTCAAAAGGCATTGAGCGAGTGTTGCTCACTGAGGATTGGAAAACCTATCGTGCATCAACACAAATGGGTGCTAATAATAAGTTTAAAGCACAAGAAGAACCTAATTTGCTTAATTTATTAAAGAAGGCAGGATTGCCAACAGCTTCTAAGCCGAGCTTATTTAAAAAAGTTTAATAACCTACGTGTTCAATTATTGAGCACACATCCTATAACAAACGGCTATCATGGCCACAAAGAAAAGGAGTAAAGAATGACTTTACTTGATATGAATGTAGAAGGTGTTCCAGATTTAGAAGTGGTTGCACCAAATGAGTACGAATTAAAAATTGTAAGTGCTAAAGTTCAGCCTTATAATACTGAAAAAGGTAAAGGTAATATGGTTCAATTAGTATTTGCTATTCCTTCCGAAGAATTGGCAAAGCCAATTTATCATACCTTGTTTATGCCAAATGAGAAAGATAATGAGCTACAAGTTAATGATAAGAAACGCCGTTTTAAAGGCTTCTTTGAGGCTTTTGACATGCCACTTTCTGGTCAGCTTGAACTTGAAGAGATGGCTGGTATGACAGGTTGGGCTTTTCTAAAGATTCAAGCTGCAACAGATGAGTATGAAGAAAAGAACTTTATTGCCAAGTGGCAACCTAGTCATTAAAGTTACCTAGTAAACAGCAGGTAAAGACCCTGTGTTGTCACGTGCATGGGGTCGCTTGGGAAAGCTCTGGTTGGTGTAAGGTTAAGTTGGGTAAAATATAGTCAGTAAATAGTGCTACCTCAGCACAACGTCTGATGACAATTCCTTACATGTAAGTTCGAATCTTACCTTTTTCACAGACAGTGTGTAAACACATAAGGAGATATAAAATGAATGAAGTTGAAAAGTTTAAAAAGTGGTCAAGTAGAGTTAGTTTAATTTTCTTTATAGTTATAATAATGCTAACAATTGGTTATTTTATAACTCTTAGTTATTATCAAGATGTTGTAAGTATTAAAGCACATATTATATCAACTCAAGCTTTAACAATAGATTCATTAAAGACTCAAGTTAATAACATTGAACATGTAGTTGCTAATATTAATTTAGCACATTTAATTTTTGGATAGAAATATGAAAATTATAGACATAACAACTTTAAAAACAGTCTTTGAATCTGAAGAAAGTCTTACAGATTTTTTAAAACACTTAGAAAGTTTAGCAAGTGAGCATTTTAGTGTATCTAAAGATTTTAGAGCACTTATACATTTTAATGCAGTTGAATTTGAAAGATATAAAATATTAACTTCAAGAATAGTTTTAAAATCAACTCCTTTTAATTTAGTATTAACTCAGCGTGAAATTAATTGTGGTTTTGGTCAATTTTTAGTGATAGAAATATGAACCCTGCAAGTTATCAATTAGATGATAATTTTGATCCACCTTCTGATCCTTTCACTGAAATAGAAGAACTTGACGAGGAATTATTAAGCACATGTTGTGGAGATACTAGTGACGTTGAAATAATAGATGGTCTTGGTATTTGTACATGTTGTAAAGAACATGCAGAATTTAAACCAGAAAGTGAACTAGAATGAATGAATTTAAGAATTTAAGTTTATGTGAAATGTACAAAGAATTAGCAAAAAAGAACAGTAGACTAGATCAACTTGCTGATGAATTTTTAATCACTTCTGGTGAAGAAGATTGGAGATTTAGAGACGGTGAAATGGCACATCCATCTTTTGACTTTGTATTTTGGTTAGTGACTGATAAAATAATGAAGTTAGAACAAGAACTTAAGGGGTCACAAAATAAGAATAAAGCACTTCATGGTACAATTAAATTATTAAAAGCTAAAAATGGTACTGTGTATAAAGAACTTGCTAATCTCAAGCAGTCTATTAATGATGCGTCAGTATTCAAGTGCCAATGTGGACAAGAATTAATTATTGAGCTTTCAAACGAAAAGGAGAAATCATGAGTAACGAGCTAAAAGCGAAAACTGAGCTTAATAGAATATTGGATTACCTGGTGAAAGAATTGCCGGTGAATGATTATAATATTTTATATAATGCTATAACCTGTACTACTGAAACTACCCTCCAGAGGCTGAATCGGATGGATGAGGTTAAGAGACTTCAACGCCCTTCTGAACCCAACTACAAACAACTCGCAGAAAAACTTGATGAATATGCCCACCTACTCGGAGATGAATTAAATCGAACAGCAGTATATTTAAATATTCACAATATGGGTGCATCAAAAGAAGCTATTGCCAAAGGTGAAAAACTAAAGGCTGAAATTGGGGCTTTAAAAGTTATCTGTGATGAGGTGAAGAAGTGAAAAACTTTCTATTAAAGTTATACTGTTTTATAAAAGGTCATGACTGGCTTGAAACAGGTAAATATACAACACCTGCAGGGGAAATTCGCAGTTCATATACTTGTGTTAGGTGTAATAAAAGATTTTAACTATCAACTAGATCAATGAGGTTATTATGAACAGGCCATTGTATACTAAGTCTAAAGATTTAAAAGAAGCACAGAACAAAGTTAAAATGCTTAATGATACTTCACCAATGTTTTGTCCCTTAATCAATGGTGAATGTAAAAAAGAGAAGTGTATTTCATACAAGGCTTCATGGACTACTATGACTGAACCTTTTTATGTATATGATGAAATGTGTAATAATCCTAATATAATAGGTATAATTTGTATAGAAAGTTAATCACATGATTAAATTAATACCCTCAGATGTAAAAGGCAAGATTGTAATGTTTCTTGATAGCGCAAAAGGTGGATGGGAGCATCATTATGAGATCATAGGATTTAAAAATGATGTTAATATGACAAAGAGTGCAGTTACAAGAAATGCTGAAGTTGTTACACAAATTTGGCACAAAAAATTTCCTGATAAAGTATTTAAAACCTTTACAGAACTAAACATTGCAATAGAAAATTATAATAATAAAAATAAGAAAGACTAGTTATGCTTAAAGCAGTAAGAGATTTAATTAATGTTAAAGAACAATTTGATAAAGTAGACTCACCTACTGGAATAATCATCCCTGATACAGTAGATAAAAACACTTTAACAAAAAAGGGTGCTGAGACTGATCAAGGTACTACACGTCGTGGCATTGTTTTATCCATAGGTCCTGATCAAAAAGAATATAAGGTAGGTCAAATAGTACATTTTGATGCTTTCGCAGGAATTTTGATCTATGATCGTGAGTTAAAACATACCCTTGTAAATCTACAAAATTTTGAAGTTGTGTCAGTAGATAACTTTGTTGAGGGAGATAAATTCGATGCTTAAGGAAATTTAAGATGAAATTTATTAATGATATTACACATAAATAGATAAAGAGATCAAAAATGCTTTTAAAAGAAATATACATAGATGTCGAAACTACAGGTCTTGATAAACAAAACAGTGCTATTTGGGAACTTTCAGGTACAATTTTAATAGGAGGAGTTCAGCAAGAAGAATTTGACTATTACATAGCTCCTCATAAAGATGCCAAGATAGACTTAAAAGCTATTCAAATGTCCAATCTTACTCTTGACGAAATGGGAGAGTTTACACCCGCCAATCAGGCTTTCCTTCACTTTAAAGCATTGCTTGAAAAACACGTCTCACCTTTTAAGAAAACTGATAAGTTTGTATTTAAGGCTTATAACGCTCCTTTTGACTCAGACTTTATAAGATCATATTTCAAACATAATGGAAGTAATTACTATGGTTCATATTTTCATACTCCTGCTTATGATGTTATGGTTATGGCTATGGCCGCACTTGAAAATGTACGTCATGAATTACCAGATTTCAAGCTAAGTACCGTAGCGCGCTACCTTGGGGTAAGTGTGGATGATACGCAATTACATAATGCAAAGTATGATATAGATATTACTATTGCAGTTGATCGTAAGGTCAGGGAGATGTTAAAAAATGGATAGACATTTTAAAAAAATTCATCCTGATACTAGACCACGATTAAATGTAGACATTAGTGAGGATCAAAAATTAGCACTCGTCAAATTAATTCCATGGGGTCTGAAAAATACATTATTTGGAGTTATTGTTGATGATATTATTGAATTACTAAGTGAACCTTTATATCGTGATAAATTTATAGCTATAATTATTGCACGTAAAATGGATGCTCTTGCCTATAGTAAAACTTTTAAAGTAATAAAGGAGAATAATAGTGAGTGAACTTGAAGATTTAAAACAATCTTATGTTGATATGTCAACAGAAGAACTCATGATGCATCTCAAGAAGATTCGAAAAGGTAGACGATCGCCTATTGTTGTAGATTTAAAAACAGTAGGTAGTAAAAGGAAAGCTAAAAAAACTAAAGATAAATTTGCTGATGTAAGTAAAGGTATGACTAAAGAAGAAATTCAAGCTTTTCTTAAAAAAGCAACTGGAGGTTTAAGTTGAACATTACACAATTAGTAACTGTACGTCTTGCTGAAATTGCATTAGGTAATAGAAGCAGACAAGACTACGGTAACATAGATGAACTTGCAGCTGATATTAAAGAGTTAGGATTAATTCAGCCCATTGCAATTTTTGACAGTCTTGCACCATGGATTGAAGATAAAAGTAAAACTTATACTTTAATTGCTGGTGGTAGACGTATGCTTGCATGTTTGAAAAATGGTATGACAGACATTCCTGTTAGAGTCTATACAGGAGAAATAACAGAACATCGTTTGAAAACACTTGAACTTAGTGAAAATCTTAAACGTAAAAACTTTACATTTGTTGAAGAGTGTGAAGTTAAACGTCAAATTCATGAGCTCCAAGTTGCAACTTTTGGTGAAAAGAAATCAAGTAAATCTAAAGGTACTCCTGAGGAAGATGGATGGAGTAAGCGTGATACAGCTCAAATGCTTGGTGAGTCTGCTGGAGGTACTGCCCAAGATATTATGTTAGCTGAAGCTATGAAAGTAATACCTGAGCTTAAAAAGGCTAAAAATAAAAAAGAAGCACTTCTTGCGCTCAATAAAATGAATGAAGATATAATCACACAAGAACTTCAAAGAAGAATTGAAGCTGGTGAGGTTAAAGTTCAAGATGATAGTACAATGAAAAAGGAAATACTTGATTCTTTCATTATTACTGATGCAATGCAACAGTTTAAAGAACCTCAGCTTCAAAGTATAGCAGATATTGTTATATGTGATCCACCTTATTTAATAGATTTGGCTTCAGTAAAACTTGAAGATCAAACAGTAGATAAGAAAGTTAAAAACGCTGATGAATATAAAGAGATTATGAGACCTATTATTCAAGGGTGTTATGATATCCTTAAAACAGATTCTTGGCTGATACTTTGGTTTGGCATACAATGGATCGGTGAGACTAAAGAACTTTGCAAGGAAATTGGGTTTGATATAGGTCCTGTGCCGTTTGGATACTGGGCTAAGAATAATGGTAGAACCATGTTTCCTGATCGATATTTGGCAAACAGAGTTGATGCGTTTATGTACATGAGAAAAGGTGATGCCACTATAGAAAAAGTAGGGCATAATGTGTTTGCTTATCCTGTGACTACCTCAACAAGATTTCATAAAACAGAAAAGCCAGTGGCCTTAGAAAAGGACATTTTATATACATTCGCTAGAACAGGACAGACGTTAGTTGTACCTTTTCTGGGCTCTGGTAATACATTAATCGCGGCAAAGCAATTAGGCATGAGTGCGTTTGGCTTTGAAATTGAAAAGAAATTTAAATCAAGGTTCATGTATAATTTGTATGTTGAAGGAATTTTAGATTTAAATGATGACGAAGCCAGTAAACTTGAAAAAGAAGTAGGAGACAAAGAAGATGATAAAGAATCTAAAGATTAATGTAATAAAGGTAAAAGAAAATACTAGGTGTATAGATACTAGTATTTATAAAGAAGGTATTGGACATTATTTAGTAAGGCGTCGAAGTTCTATTGTAGGAGATCTTGTCTACTTTAATGGTGAAAGTGTATTTTATATCTCATATCTTGCTGGTGAAACATTTAATTTATTCTATTCTGGTTTAACTGATAAATTAACTGATGAGGTTGAAAAACACTTCCATCCAAATGAACACATTAGCGACCACGTTCAAAAAGTGAACACAGAGGATAAAATATCACCAGTTCCTTTTAAAGATGAATATGAAACTGAACGTCAAAACTTTCTACTTCGTTTAGTTGCAGTTTCACAATGTCCTGAAGAATATTTAAAACTTCAAGCAGAAGCTAAATGAGTATATACAACCACACTGCTAGGTATATATCATCGATTGGTTCACGTGGCTCTAAGGTTGCTGTAGTATCTCAAGCACCTAGAGCTAAAGAACAGTCCTTAGGTCGTGGTTATGTCAGTTCAGAATCAAAAACTCTAACTGATATGCTTACACGGGTAGGGATCCCACGTAATGATTTATACTTAACTTATGTTATCAAGGAACGGCTACCTAAAGATGACTTAGATTTTTATATCACTTTTCCTAAGTATGGGTCAAAACCTCCTACATACACTGAAAAGTATATTATGTATCTTGAGAATTTGAAAAAAGACCTCATTGAGTGGGATGGAAATGTTATAATAGCAGTAGGCAGATTAGCCCTATACGCTTTAACTGGACTCCAGGGTATTAATAACTGGCGAGGAAGTGTGGTAGAATCTATTCTAGTTCCTGGTAAGAAGGTTGTGCCTATATTAGATCCATTGACAGCTCAGAAGATGTATATTTACAATTATCTGATAATGGATGATCTAGTTAAAGTTAAAAAAGAATCCAAATATACAGAGATAATAAAACGCGGACGCAATCTTATTATAGCCCCAACCTTTCATCAAGCTATGAGCTTTTTAAAAGAAGCAGCGAGTGTTCCGCGCATTGGCACTGATATAGAAGGCTTATATTGGATGTCATGTTTCAGCATAGCCATCAGTGAAACTTACGCAATGAGTATACCTCTTGTAGACTCACAGGGTTCATACTTTACACCCGACAAAGAGGTTATAATATTAAAAGAGTATGCTAAGATATTGGCTAATAAAAATCAAGAGCACGTGTTTCAAAATGGCATATATGATTATGATTTCCTGTTTAATGAATATGGAATGAGAGTTTATAATCTCCATGATAGTATGCTTGCGCATCGTATTACTTATCCTGATCAGAAAAAAGGGTTAGACCTTTTAACCTCTATCTATACTGATATGAATTATTATAAGGAAGAAGGTAAACGTGGTATTAAAGGTGGGAAGAATGATAAGCAATTCTGGCTGTATAATGCTAAGGATAGTGTAGCTTGTCTTGAGGTTTTTAATAAATGTGAGATAGATACTAAGAGGCTAAATAATGAGTCCACCTACAATAGACAAAGAGACATTATCCCAAGTCTGGTCTTCATACAGTCCAGAGGAATTAAAGTCGATGTTGATGGACTCAGAACTGCTGCTGAGCAGTCAGATGATGATCTCATTCCTCTCTATGCCAAACTCAACGAATTGTGTGGATACGAAATTAATCCTAATTCACCGTTGCAGCTTAAAGAGTATTTTTACAGAAAGAAAAAAATTACTCCTATTAAAACCCGTGCCAAAAATAAATTGGTCGAGACTACAAATGAAAAAGCTCTCAAAACGATATCAGGAAAAGGTTTCAAAGAAGCTAGTATCGTTCTTGAAATCAGACACATTGTAAAGGAAAAAGGTACTTATCTTGAAATGATGTTTCGTGATGATGGTAGATTTACTACGTCTTATGACCCAGGTGGTACAAAAAATGGTAGAATTTCTTCGAGTAAAAACTTAAAAAAGATAGGTGGTAACAGTCAGAATATACCTTATTCTATAAAAAGATACTTCTTAGCTGATGATGGTTATATGGGGTATGAGATAGATTTATCTCAGGCAGAGAATCGTATTATGGCTTATGTAGCTGATGAGCATGATATGATTGAAGCCTTTGAAAGCGGTGTGGATATTCATAGAAAAACTGCTAGTATGATCTTTGGCATCGACTATGATGAAATTAGTGATGAGAAAGGTTCAAGCCACTTAGGTAATGGTACTCAATCGCAACGTTACTGGGGTAAAACTTCTAACCACAGTTTCAACTATGACCTAGGAGCACGTTCAGCTGCAACACGGTTTGAACTTGCTATACATGAAGCACAGCACTTAATTAATTCTTACCATAAAGCATACCCAGGCATTAGAAGATATCATACCTGGGTAAAGGAGACACTTGCAAATGAAAACAGGCAGCTTACAAATCTTCTGGGACGAACAAGACGGTTCTTGGGTAGGTGGGAGGATAGCTTATTTAAAGAGGCATATAATTTCATACCTCAGTCTACTGTTGCTGATATCATCAACAAATATGCGCTCAGTGGTGTTTATAACGATCAGGTTAGATTCAAACATGTTGAGCTTCTTAACCAAGTACATGATTCTATTTGGTGTCAAATACCTTTATCCATACCAAATCATAGCATTATCCTCAAAGATATAATAGATGTAATGCAGCCAAAATTAACTTGGCGCAGTCATGAGTTCATAATTCCTGCTGAGGCTAAGATGGGATATAACTTTCAAGAAATGGTGGATGTTACACCTGATACATGGGCAAAGAGTAAAGCTGACCTTGATGAATTTCAGGAGAGACAAAGTTCTATCTCTTGGAAAGAGTTCATTAAAGAACTAAAAAATAGAAGTTGAATATCTTATGGCTGATAAAAAATCATGGATTGACAAATTCATAGATTATACTGAAAACAGCGAGCCACCATTACTCTATCGTAAATGGGTTGCGGTATCCACTATAGCCGCAGCCTTAGAAAGAAAGACATTTTTAGAATGGGGTACATTCAATTTGTATTCTAACATGTATATAATATTGGTTGGACCTCCTGCCGCGAGAAAGGGTACGGCAATGTCACCAGGAACTAAAATGCTCAGAAAGCTAGGTGTTAAACTAGCAGCTGAGGCAATAACACGAGAGGCATTAATAAGTACACTTAAAGGATCATATAAGACTGATAGTATATTAGGAGAACATGCTAAATTAATTCCACATAGTTCACTAACTATAATTAGTCCTGAACTAACCGTATTTTTAGGTTATAATAATGTAATCCTTATGGCGGATTTATCAGACTGGTATGATTCGGCAGAAAGATGGACATACAGAACTAAGAACAGTGGAGTGGATGAGATCAATGGGATATTTGTTAACCTGCTTGGAGCTACAACGCCTGAATTACTCCAAACAACGCTACCGCGTGATGCTATCGGAGGAGGGTTAACATCCCGTATGGTCTTTGTATATGAAGAGAAAAAAGGAAAACTATGTCCAACACCATTTTTAAATGCTGAACAAGTTGAACTAGGAGAAATTCTTTATGAAGACTTAGAACGTATATACCAGATGAAAGGTAACTTTGTAATTACAGAAGCATTTATCCGTAGATGGATTACATGGTACACTGACCAAGAGGAACATCCACCATTTACGGATCAAAGATTTCAAGGATACTTAGGCAGACGTCAGGTTCATATATTAAAATTATCCATGATCTTATCTGCTGCTGAGAGTAGCAAGATGATTATAGATTTAAAACATCTAGAAGATGCAATACTTTTACTCGAAAAGACTGAGATTAAAATGCCAGGAGTGTTTGGAGGTATAGGAAGTAATGCTCTTGCACCTGTTATGGAAAGAATCCTAATAACAGTAAGAACACGTAAGAAGATTCAACATGATGAGATCGTTAAGATGTTTTACTACGATGCAGACTTAAAGGAGATAGATAGTATACTAGCTACTCTAAGTGCCGCAAAGTATATTAAGATGGCCTATGGAGATGCTGGTAAGATTACAATAATGAGTAATGAATAAAAGGAGATTAAAATGGAGATTAAAATGGAAAAGAAATTTGAAGTTGGTGATGTTGTAAAATTTGGTGAATTAAAAATGACAGTAAACAAGGTTGGGTTAGAGCTTGTTCACTGCCAGTGGTTTAACACAAAAGCTGATAAGAATTATCACGCTAGGTTGCAAGAAGCATACTTTGCAGTTCATATGCTTACTAAAGTTTAACGATTCTTCCTAACATTAGCTTTCTCTTTCTTCTGAGCAACTTCAAGTTGTTTATAAAGCTTCTTTAGCTTTTCAAGATCGTTTTCAACCCTAATATTAGTTCTCTCATTCTGATTCTTCTGAACTTCTCTACGTTCAGATGGAGTGAGAGACTGTATTAGGTTAGCATCATAAACTTCATAATTACCTATATGTTCTGCAACAGAATTGATATTATCAATTACCCTCATTGAAGCAGGGTCACTCATATATAAATATAATGCTGGGATTTTAACAAAAGCAGATAATAATCTTAAATCTTGTTTGTTAAACTGCTTTCCAACATATTTAAGATCAGATTTTCTATTACGCTGTAATTGTGAAGGCAACATAAGTTCAGCAGTATTAGTTAATTTGTCCATAGTTTGTTGAAAGAAAGTATCTGATTTGTTCCAAATAGGTTTATTAGTCTGTGGATGCCTGTTGGCAATGTGAACATTATATCCCACTCTCCACACTGGATTCAATTCCCACACATTAGACTTAAGAAACTGAACAAGCCCATTAGTTCTTTCATTCTTAGCAGCAGCTAAAGCTCTATAACCATACTTTAAAAACATATTACCTGGATGTGCAAAAACAACATTAATATTTTTAGTCTGTCCAGTATTGTCCTTAATAGTTCTTGTGTAACTTCTGCCAAACTCTTTCTCATCAAAACCTAAGTTTTTCATAAAAGCACTCTGTGCAGCCAGTAACACAAATAATCTCATCATTGTTTCTAAGGCTCTCTGCGCTGGGTCGCCATAGTCCATTGTACCTTTAACTATATCACTTGTCATCCGTGCAAAATATTTCCCCATAACAAATTTAAAAGTAGGTGTATAAAGAAAAACATTAAATCTACGTCTAGCCTTAGTTGTAACACTAGAATAACTACCATGTATAAGTGCTGCTTCTTCTGCAGCTGCTTGAACAGACATACCTTGATCGCGAAGTGTATAAAAACTCATACGTCTTGCGAAACTATCCATGTGCCAAGCTAAAGCAAATGTACTACGATACACGGCTTTGGCAGGATTTAACGCCAAGTCAGCTGCTCGCTCCAAGCCAGCTAAGTCTGCATTAGCCTTCATATATTGATGATAGAATTGTCGCATCTTACCTGATAAACTTCTGTTTCCTTCAGCATACCCCACAGCCTTTCTAATCGCATCACCATAAGTATCTACAAGAATATTAGATTCTAATCCATACTTTTGTGCACCCATCATCTCTGGGTCATTTTCAGAAAAAGACTTCCAAGCTCGAGATATATTATTCTCCTTGAAGCCTGCTTTAACACCTTTTATAACACTGCCATCCTCAGCTCTTAGTGCTTTCTTAAACTCTTTCCCACTGAAGATAGTATCATAACCTATACTCCCACCATAGGCTCCTTGAACAATATCATACATAAACAGGAAACCAGGATTAAGAAATGTAATCATTTTAGCAAAGTTAAGTATTTTTAAGAACACATTAGGATTATATTGATATAAGGTATTTTCATTAATCCACTGGCCTAACTTCTTATCAATTTGTTTACCTTTGAGCACATTTCTTGCCAACGCTGGTGGGGCCATAAAGCCAGCTTCATAGTCTAATTCTTTATAAGACTTACCAGACTTCTCGTCTACGACCCTCATATTTTTAATCATGCCTTCTTGTTCAGCAGCCTCAAGTATTTCTTGAAGTGCTATATCTTTACCAAGGCGGTCAGCATAGCTTGCTATGATATTTTCATATGATAAAACATTAGGATTAGGAAAACCTTCGTGTAAGATTTCACCAGTTTTCTCATCGATTATAGGTTTTAAAATGTCCTGTATTGTAAGATTCTTTCTACCCTGTCTGGCAAGATATTTCATCTTTTTAACAGTGCTGAATTCTGTCATATAACCATCAGTGTATAACAAGTTATATGGAATATGAACGAATTTTAAATCCTCAGCTATGCGGGTACGAACCCTTTTCAGTTCATCCGCTTTAGATATTTCACCCTTTTCAATTGCCCTATCAATCTTGCTGTCAAGCATGGTGGTATATTTCTCATAGAATCCATCAGTCAGTATACCTTTACTGACAAGTAAGTCCTTTTTACTGTTCATATAAGCTGCCATAAGAGTTGCACCCTTGCGTACTATATCCTGGTCACCTTGACTTAGGTCTAAGAACTCTTGAGTATTAACATGACCTTCATCATTGGCAAGAATTGAGATTTGAATCTTTACATTCTTACGTTCTTTTACACCTTTAAATAAATTTGCAATCGCACGAATAACATAATTGCCTTCGTCTTGATAAGCTACTCGTTTACTAAAGGCATGTTGTAAAGCCTTCCCAGTTAGTTTGAATGCTTTCCAGGCTTTGTCCATATAAATATACTCACCAAGAACTTTAAATGGCTGTTGCATCTTAGCAGCTATGGTCTTTAAGCCCCTAAGCTTACTCTCCCTATAATCTGTTTCAAGCTGTTGCTCTGCATCAACAGTATTACTACCAGTCTCACTATCCATCATAGCTTGAAACTTTTGTTTAACCTTAAGTTCAGCTTCGTCATTTACTTGATCATTAGTTTGAAATTGTATTAAAGGCAAGCCAAGTCTTTGACTCTCTTGTGGTGTGCCAGCTATTTGTTCAGTTTGGACCTGTTCAGTCTCAGCATCTAGATTAGTAAGATCATAAGAAATCGTATTAGCAGGTGTGCTCACTAATTGAACATGACTCCTGTCAGAAGTTGTAGGTTCTTTTTCTTCTAAAATAGTTCCAGTCTGACTTTCAGCTTCCTGTGTAATTCCAGTCAACTTACGAAACGTAGGCTTATTAGTCCCAAACTCATTAACTTCTAAATTACTTGCTGTAATAGTTCCAGCAGGTTGCACGGCTTGAGCCTGGTATTCGCCGATTTGCGCTGTTACTTCTGCCGACTTGTCGTTGACAAACTGACGCATTTCCGCCTCAGCCTGGACGATCGCCTTAGGCGAGAGGCCACTAATGCTTTGAAGGCCACCACCTACAATACCCCCTGCAAAGTATCCCATTGCAATAGACTCTAACAATCCATCAGATATAGATTGTTGTTGGTCATATAAACTAGTTAAAACATTATTAGCTATTTGCTCTAAACCTTCCTCAGCACCTTCAGCCATACCCGCACGATGGAAAGTTTTAGGTATCTCTTTAGCGATAATCTTGGAAGCTTGCATGATTTCTTTTTTAGCAAAGTGCTCACCTACTTTGATTATGTTACGTGCACCTAAGGCTCTTGCCGCTTTATTAGCGGTGCCTAAACTTAAGGCTTCAAATACTAAAGCACTTGCACCATACCCCAGCGTTTTAGTAATCTCCATACCTGTACTAACATCATCACCTGTTCTAACTTCAAACTCAGATATTTCTCTTTGAGCCTGACCCATAGACAAGCTTGCATAATATGCCAGTGCAGTAGCCGCTGCTCCTGTTGCAACAACTGGTGCTGCAAACAGTGCTGTGGTACTAGCAATAACTGTAGGAAGGATTCCCATTAAGGCTGAACCAAAGAAACCACCTACTCCACCACGCTCAGCATTATCTAATTCGCTCTGAGCCATGATATTGGCTGCGCCTTCATCATCACCTATTAAGCTCAAGTAGTTTGCTTTTACACTATCCCAAGAGTAATCTATAGCATTGAAAAACCTGTTATCCTCATCTTCAATGTCATCCTCTTCTAGTGCACGAATGGACACTTCGAAATCGTTTCTAACGCGTTCAAATTCCCCTGTCGACACTTGACCCCTAGGCGCAATCGAACGGCCGTCAGCGACCCCTGAACCCCTGCCAAATTGATTTGTTAAACTCGGACTTGACCCCAAAAACGCATTACGTCTAGCATCTATATTTAATTGCTCCTCTTTGTCATCAAGAGCATCTGTGTTCACGGATTGAACGTTAAGGTTATCAAAAAGTCCAGGCTTCTTTTCACCATCAGTAGGTGCGGTCAAGTACCGATCAAAGTCAAAGGGCATAATATTTCTCTTATGGTTTTATAATTTGTCTAGCGTTTTGGTTTTCATTCATGTTGACATCAAACTCAGTATAAATTTGGTCACCATTTTCATCTTCATATACAACTTGAAAGATATCAGCTTCATCATGAAATCTAGCTTGAGCATCTGAACTGAGTCCTTGAAGAGCTAACAGGTTGGCACTTTTTTGATACCTATTTGCCTCTTCCCTTGTCATGTTACCAGCTTTAACCTGTTCACCTAAGTAGACTCGGCTTTGTTCAACGTAATCTCTAACTACCTTCTGAGGATTCTTAAGTGTGAAACCACTTGTACCTAAACCAACTCTACTAGCGTCAGTAAGCTTTTTCCAGGTGTTATTTTGAAAAGTATTAACACTGGATTCCACCCTTTTAAGTCTATCACCTTCAGCTTTAACTTGTGCTTCTCCGCCACGTATAGCAGCTTCATACTGATACTTATTGTTTTGAAGTTCAAGCTCAAAGAGCCTAGTTTGACCTGCAAAATAATCTTTATACTCAGCATCACGTTTATCAGCTGCAGCGTCAAGTTCATCTTTAGTAACAGCACGTTCTTTATCAATTTCAACTTGACGTTTAACATCTTCATCTGCTGTAACTTCATCTTGACTACGCTGAGTAGTAATTTTATTCATATCAGTTAAAACTTTACTAGCTTCAATTTCTTTAAGTTGCTTTTCAGTAACACTGCTAGCAAATTGCAATCTCTCCTGTGGGCTTAGTAATCCTAGATCACCTTCACTAAATGCCTTGGCTTTAGCTTGACCTATTAACACTTCAGCTACCTTAGCATTGGGTGATCCTGGCTGTGATAATGCCATAGCTATTTCAGCTAACATTAAGTTACCTCTACCACTACCTAGGTACTCACCAATATTGCTACCTTCTTGTGCATTTTTAGTTAAGTATTCTCCGATTAAAGGAATTTGCTTTATTAAACCTTCACCAGGTAAGTTAAGATCAAACTGCTCTTGATTAACCTTATCAGGTATGCCAGATTTTAATCCTGCTTCACCTTGTTTAACATCTTGGACTTTAGACGGGACTTTAGTTTGAGTATCATTTTGCTGTGCGCTTTGTACATTAGGCCTAATTCCAAGTGTTTCATAACCTTTAGTTATAGTATCTTGTACACGATCAAAGATACTAATACCACTTTCATCCACACTACCGAGTGCAGTTTGAACAACAGGATCAGTTTCATCAACAATAGTATTTTCTAATTCAATTACTTTAGGGGGTTTAGTGTTTAAAAACGCACTTAAAGCTGAATTTTTTATGTTAGTATTTGTAGGATCAGCAAACATTCTAGAATGAAGTATTTGAGCATCAATAGAAGCTTGTTCTTTTGTAGTGGCCATAATATATTCCTTTAAATTTAAATCTAATTATTTTCCTATAATACCACCAAGAATACCTCCAGCAATTGCACCAATACCTATTGCAATTGGACCTCCAGATGCTCCAAGGGCTGCTCCTGTAGCGGCTCCACTCATAACACTTTGACCTGGGGTAAGTTCATTAGTCTTACTAACACTAGAACCTGGGGCACCTAAGAAGTTACCAAGATATGCAAAAGTATCTAAGTCCCATCTAAGCTTTTGATATTGTAATTCTGCTTTCTTATCATAAAATTCTTTGTTAGCTACATAGCTCATACGAGTAGCTTCAGATAATAGATTCGTAGATGCAAGTTTATCTTGCCATGCTTGCTTTTCATCATTCAATAGAGCAGCAAATGCATTATATCTATCACGTTCACGTGTTGCTTGATCTTGTATAAAACTTTGTGCCGCTATATTAACAACACCTTTACTACGCTCAGAATATCCTTGCATATTAATTCCATGAGCTTGATTAACATTTGATATAACATTCTGAAGATTTGCAATATAAGCACTAATATAACTTTGTACAAAGCTAACTAATTTCGTTGATTTATCATTTAATTCAATTTGATGTATTTGATATGCAGAAGATAATTCATTTCCAACATTTTGATACATTTCAAATATTTTGTCACGCATGGCATCTTGAAGCTGTATACGATAATCTAAAATAGATCTATTACGAGTTTCTTCTAGTTCACTAAGACCTCTAGCAAATGCAGAACTCATATTAGAACCTTGCTGTCCCATACTCGCAGAAAGTTTTCCAACTGATTTTGTATGCGCAGATAAAGTTTTACTTTCATAAGCAGAAACCATATCTTCTATTTCAGTAGTAAATGTTTCATCTATTGAAAGCATTTTACTAATAACAACTGCAATTCTATTTTCAATATTAGCTAAAATAGATGTTGATAAACCATTTATGATTTCATTTGTTGTAGTAATTTCAGCGTCTGTACCTTCAGCAGTTATTAATGTATTGATACTAGTTATAGCGTTATCAATTACATTATCCATATCTAATTTAATGGTACTTTTAAAACCGTTAAAAATAGTATTAAGATTTGCTGCACTTGCAAAAATACTAGAAGCAGAATCAGTTTGAGCTGCACTATAATTGTCAGTAAAAATAGAGGTTAATAATGTTAAAAAAGTATCAATATCAAAGCTGTCTCTTAAACTGTCTACATTCTTTGCACCAGTTGTAAAGGCCTCTATTTGATACGTTGGTAATGTAGTATCTGCAGATGCTAAACCTTTAGTAAAATTTCTAAGATACTCGATGCTAGATTCTGACGGAATACCAGTAGGATCATATACATATTTAGACATCTCATCTCTAATTGGAACAACACTTCCACCAACTGCTTCTTCAGTAACTGCATCTGTAAAAAGCATTCCTGAAGCAAGTCTATTTAAAACAGATAAAGATGACCCCCAGCTTGTACTTTCAGGACTGGCGCCTGAATCATCATCATCATCATCCATAGTACCACCACGTAATACTATACTATGTATACCCTCTATATAATCAGGGTATCCTGGAGAACTAGATCCTCCTCCTGAACCTGGCATTATTCTTATACCTCCAATGTGATAAGATGGTGAGAAGTATCACCACCTAATTGATTTGTTATTTCTATAACTCTAGGGTTGGCAGAAAAAGCTATAATTTTAAGACACTTATATTTCTTAGAAAATTTTCTTAGTATATCATAACATTCTTGCCATTCGGCATCTGTAATGTGTACAGTAGCTACTACAATATAAATAAGTAAATAGCTAAAATTAAAACCTAACTCAGAGGAAAATGTAGTAACAATAAAACCTTTTGATGCAGTCATATCATCAGTAGGAAAAATCCATAACTGCATTTCATCTGACATTAACTTAGCAAAGATAAAGTCTAAATTAACAGGCATACCATTTGTGGTTGGCGGAAGATTATCAAGCATAGCAGTTTTTAAAATTGGCCACGCTTTTTTAATTTCTGTTTGCGGATACTTAGTAAACATTAAATTTCAACTCCTCGTGTGTTGCTATTATCTACATATTTATGTGCTATTTTTATATAGTCTAATTTTAATTCTTCGGTTTCTAATACAAGTATAATTATATTAAAGTTAATAGCACTAACTGGTATATGTACAAAACCTTTTGGACTAACGCGTTTGAAAGCTGTCGTTTTATATACATTTGTTTTATTATAATTATATTCTAACGCTACAAATATAACACTCGAAGCTTCAATACCTAATTCAATATTAGCTATATGCTTTAAAGCTCTTGTCCCTAAATCAAAAGTACCAAGTTTAAAAAATCTTGAGTTTTCTAATTGTTCAGAAAGATTACCTAAAACTGTTGAATTCATTGGATATACCGGTATTTGAAAATGAACTAAAGGTTCATCTACAGTACTAAAGGCATAGCGATTAGCCTCAACAATAGAAACAATTTCATTAGATTCATCACCAACAGCAATAAAAGTTTCTTCTGATATTGTAAAGGTTTCAGATGTACTAAATTCTTCTTCTTGAGCATCAATACTATCAGATAAAATACTTATATCACTTGTTTCATTTTCATCATCATCAGCACTATGTTCGTCAGTAATAGTCATAAATTCAGCTGTTGAATTTTCAACTTCATCAACAATTGATTTATCAGTAATAGTTATAGATTCTGACATTTCATCTGTTACATTTTCAGCTTCTGTAGTATCAACAAGATATAAATTTTCTAGTGTTTCAGCAACAGCTTCTTCTATATTAGTTTCAGTAAAAGTTGTAGTATCTTCATTGATATAACCATCACTATTAAATACAGTTGTAAAAGTAGCATCGGTAAATAAAACACCATTAACATCCATATAATAAGTAGTACCTTCAATAGCATTATATGAGGCATCAAGATTAATAGTGATGGTAGTATTATCAACATCATTAAATTCGAATGCAAGAGTTTCACCAGGACTAAAATCTAAAGAAGCACCTAAAGTAAGTTCTAATAGTATATAAACACCAAAAGTAATACTAGGATTATTTTCACCACCTGCAAAAGTTTGTATACGTGTAACTGTTAAAGTACCTAATAGTACATCATTAGAAAACATAGTTTTTACAGTAAACCGTGCATCAGAAACTCCAGAATAAATTATATCCACTAATTCTGCTGCATTCCATTGGGCTGGCATAATTAATTATCCTATTGTAATTTTCCAGTAAAAATGATATCTGCGATTTGCAGCAACTGTTTTATTAATTGTATAAGAAGCAAAAGCTTTAGAAAAGTTCTCTGTACCTGCAGTACCTTGAAGATAAAATCCAAGAACTAATGAACTCCAAAGAGTCGCTGCTCCAGTTATATAACCATAAAATTCAACATAAGATTCTGCACCAGTTCCACCAGTATTTAATACAGTAATAAATGGTAGATCAACAACACCAGTTGAAATATTAACATGTGCTATACCAGCATTATGAGCTGCTAATTCAGTTGCAATAGCCTCAGTTGCAAATAAAGAATCTAATGATTCGTCAACATTAGCAGAAATACAATTGGCTAAATAATACTTTAAAGCGCTTAGAATTGTATTATGACCTTCAAACTCAGTCCCTGGAATTATGTTATTATCCAAGTCCGTTTCGTATCCTCTGATATGCCCAATGAGCTTAAGCGTTTGTTCTTCTTTCATTTTGTACTCCTATTTATAAATTAAATATTCATTCTTTTCAAACGAAAATGCACTTGGAATCACATATAATAAATCCATAAGACCTTTGTTATATGTATAATTATTAGTAACACCATTAATATATACTTCATCATATTTTTCATGATATTCTAATGAATAATCTTCAGTACTTAGAAATTTAGGAAAACCTAATTTTTCATCTTTACCAGCAGTAACTTTTCTAAGATTATTTTTATTATCAATTATAAAATGATTTTTATCATTTCCTGCGATTGCAGTTTTACTTTGTAAACCATAATCAAGATATTTTAATACTGTTAATGAAATTACCGGATCAATTACAAAATCAAGTATAGCAGAACGTTTAGTACCATAAGCAAAAAGTACATCATCAGATTTTATAACAGCTAATATATCACCTAATTTAGGTAAATCCATAAAACCTGAATCACCACGAAAAATCCAATCTTTATAAAAATCATAATTAGATTCAAAACCTAAAGGACCTTCAAAGGCTTCATCTGGATAAAATAACCAAAATAAATCTCCGGCATTTACTGATCCCCAAACTAGTGTACTAGAACGCATATTATAAATAATATTAGTAACAGAACTAAAAGCTTGATTAAAATAGGTAATCCAATCTTGATTATAATAAGTTGAATTAAAACCAGCTGTAATTACATGGCCTTTAAATTCTGTACAAGTATTCATTTTAATAGTATTTTCAACAAGCCAAGTTGTGTCTAATGGCCTTTTAAAAATACTAGATTTTCCATTTACAAAAATAATTGTATCACCAATATAAGCTACTGCCCATTTACCATTAGATAAAGCATTAGCTTCAAAACCAGAATAAGCATCTTTTAATGTTAATTCAGTTATAATTCCACTGTATATTTGATAAATTTTAGTTTCTGTTAGAAGATAATAATTATCAAAAATAAAAAATACTTGAGGAAAATCTTTATTAACATCTATATTAGCAGCATACAAAACATCTGATGAAATAAAATCAGGCATGTCAAAATTAATAGCTTCTGGACCATTTTCAGTAATTCTTGTATTATATCCATTAATTAAAAAATTTGGATTACGACCTTTAATAGGATCAAGACCTTTATCAAAAGGATTAAACTTTTTTATAAATTCTTTCATTAATAAGCCTCTTTCATCTGATTAATATCACGCGTTGTTAACTCGCTAAACTGAGATTCAATATCACCTTTCATTTCATTAATAGCTAATTTCCAATCATTCATACCTGTAGTATTTCTATAGGTCATTTCAAGGAACCAACAACTTTGGGCTATCAATAGCATAGGGGCTTTAATACTCCAATAGCTTTCATCAGTATCAGCACTAAGTGCATCTAAAAATAAACCTTCTACAAAGAGTGTAATCTCACTGTCAAAAGGAACATTGAAATAAATTCCAATATTACCTACATTTACAATGGCCTGACCGGATATGTTTAAACCCATATATCTAGCATATTCAGGACTCCCAGGTGTACCAAAGTAACCAACGATATTACAATCCACTTCACCTTCAGTAACTAAAGCAGTAGTAGTTAAAATTTGAGTGGCTGTTACACTTGCAATGATGTAATCTGTATTGTTACTAACACTATCAGATATTCTTATATTCATCCCAGCATGAAATCCAAGTGCTATTGGATTGTCATCAGAGAATAAAATTCTTTTTGTACTTTCTGTAAAACTTGCCTTATCCTGAATTAATGCACCTCGCCGTGCTCCAGGATAATTGTACTTAAATTCTTTATCTGTCATAGTGGTTATAATCTTTTTATCACCCGCAGAGTCTATATAATATAACCCTTCCATTGTGATTAAATTAGGAATAGGAAAAATTTGACTACCTGCTGGTACTGTATATTTTACTTCCATATTATTAGGAAGAATATCTTGATCTCGATAAAGCTCTTTATTAGCTTCAGTAATATAAAAATCTGCACCATTATCAGCCCAGTTTGTATCATCAACAACAAGATCATATCTTCCTGTGATTTCTACAAATTTTTGTCTTACTACAATTAAATTCATTTTAATACCTTAGCATACACGTTCATTTATTGAGCACGACTCCTATCAAAGGAGGGCAATGTTCCGACAACACTACCCTCCACGCAACAAGGAGAACTATTAAAGTGTTAAGGTGTTAGCTTGCCCAAAACCCTGAAGCATTCCAAATGCATTAATGTTTCGCAACATTAATCCAGTCTCTCCAAGGAATGATTCAAACACTCCATCAACCGAATTATATCCACCCTTTTTACCCTTTGAAGGATCAGGTTTGAACATGATTGGGTCCATTACACGCTCCCACATGTAAGCAGTATCTATAATAAATGCAGTGTAACGCATTACATCATCATAGATAAAGTCAGGGTGTTTCTTGAACAGTAAGGTTCCAAAAGGACTTATAAATTCAACAACCTTTAAACCATAAGACGTGGTCTTTGCACTGATTTGATAAGTACCACCAGCACGTGCAATAGCCTTCAGACCCAGTAAAACTCCCGAACCACAGATAGCAAACTTTATCTGTGAACCATAACGAAAGATACGTTCAAGCTGTACATCTAACCAAAGTTCACCACTAGTTGCCCATGCATCAGCAGTATAGTCTGTGTCATAGACATAGTTGGCAACGTTATCAGATGCATAAGTTTTCAAGAACCAGCGTAAGCCACCTGTAAAGGTACGTTCTTTATTCTTCTCATCTGTATCAGCATACTTAGTCCCAAAGAAATAACTTCTTTCTTTCTTTTTAAGCAGGTTAGCCAGAGCTACACGTTTAGCATCATTATACGGATCACCTGTTCTAAGGTGTTCTTTAAGAGCAGTCCTTGATAAATCAAGTGACTCTTCATAAATCTGAGTATAATTCTGATAAGCAGTTGGAGCAAACGTCACGGCATCAGGTGGAGGACTTCCAACTCCCTGAGCAGTACCAGCACCAGCAAAGATATCAACGTCTGATAAATCATGAGCACCGTCAGTGGTAGCATCAGCTTCAAGCAATTTAACACTCAAATATGAAGCATCACCAGCAATTAACTTACCAGTTACTAAACAGTTCTTATCCACATCAGCATCTGTCTCATCACGTAAAAGACCTTGATCACCAGCGCGAAACATTTTCGCATTAGCTTCAGTCATTTTAACATAAAGAATTTGAGCAACAGCGCCAGTATGAGTTCCAAATACATATGATGTGACAAGAGCCGAGTCAATATAAATATTTACAACAGCAGCAGTCAGACTTGGACTCAGTCTATCATGCCAGTTAAAGGTGTTACTTGTGGTTTTGACCTTTGGTAAAATTGAAAGCAGGTATGTTAGAATGACATCACCGTTAGGATCAATCTCTAACATCCCTTGTGTCCAATCAGTTGGTCTAACATCACTTGAAAAGTCTCCAGGACCTATCATTCCAGGAATTGCTACATCAGCCATGATTATACCTCACCATTAAAAAGTTTACGCCAGTATACACCAGTTGAGTATAGAACAAGATTATCCAATGTGGTATCCAATACAACATCTGCGATACTTGTTTCACTGCCATAATCAGTTACAGTTACAGCCTTTGAATTAGCTATAATTGCAGAAATGGATATGATATCACCTGCGGATGCAGCAACTGGGGGTAATGTAACAGTATAATTATCAGAAGCAGTATTAGCAGTACAACTAACATTCTGACTTCCGATTGCTAGTGCTGTTGACTCTACAATATCAACTGACAATTTTGCCATACTCTTCAATGGTATCCAGGAGCGTCCATTACTATAGAAAAATAATATCTGTCCTGTTTCAACAATTAAAGCATCAACTGCCAACCCACCATCAGTATTTTGATCTTCGATAGTAACTGTCTCACTATTTGCAATCAATATTGCATGAACACATACAGTTTCACCACGCGCTTCACCTACTGGTGGGAGTGTAAGTGTCCAACTTGGATTTGCTGTATTAGCAGTTACATATACATCTACACCAGCATAAGGTAATGTATAATCAGCTAACTTAACAAAAATGTTATTTTCGCGAAGACCTATATTGTCTCTTTGCGATCTACCAGTCTTCATTAAAGACTCCTATTTCCTTTTTGGGTTTTTACAAAATCATTAACTTCGGCAACTAACCCTTCTGCCTGTTTAGTTACTCTACGTCTAACATGACTTCGGTTCCCTTTACCTCCAGGTACTCTAGAACGAACTTTCCTTTTTGCTTTATCATCGTCTGACGATTTCTTGCTTTTAGATTTGGCAGGCATACCGAGGTTAGTACGGGATTGCTTACCAGCTTTATCTAGCAACTCAGCCAGGGAAAGTTTCTTATTCTCTTCCTTAGTCATTAAACCTTTAGCTATTTGCATAACATATGAACCAACGGGTGCTAAATCCTGATTTTCCATATAATATTTTTCAGATATTTGTGCGGCTGATAATTTGTTACTTACTTTAACATCAGCTATCTTATTAGATCGTGTGTCTGAAATAGTTACAGCTTTTTTTAAAACCTTATTCAAAAGTTTATTCATGGAATCTTGTGATTCATCCTCTTGGTATTCTTTAAACTCATCAGCAGTTATAAGCTCAATTTCATCTTCAAGCTTACCAGCATCAACATTATCAACACTTTCAAGTAATTCTGTTAAAGTATTAACAGTCTCCATAAGACGTTGTATGGTCTCAGTAGAATCTACTTTCTCTTCAGCATCATCAGTTTCATAAACTTCAATCGCTTTAATCAAATCTGCATCTTTTATACCATCATCAACTTCAAGTTTATATTCTTTAGCAAGGCGGTCAAGCTGTTTACGTTCAAGAGTATTTAAAGCGGGAAGATCTTTTTCTTCTTTTTCTTCTTCCTCTTCTACAACAGTTTTTTCCTCTTCTTCTTCCTCTTCTTCCAGCTCTTCTTCTTCCTTTACAGTAGGTTTACCATCAAGACCAGTTTTAAGACTATCTTCAAATCCACCATTACGCACGTCAAGTTCATCTTCTTCAAGTTCATCTCTACCATTACCACCATCACCATCTGGTGAATACCTTAAGTTATAAACTTTCATTTTCCTCATCCTCTTCTCTTAATTGTTGATCTGTTTTTAATTCATCTATTAATTCATCTGGCATATCATGTAAAAATGCTAACATTAATGCTTTACCCTGCATACGCTTTACATTGTCCATATCAAGTTCAATCATAATGGCAAGATGTAACTGCTCTAACATACCTTCTAAAGCATCTGTTATATCTCTCCATTCTCTTGTTGCTTTCAAGTCTTTGAAACCTTGAATAGTACCTGTTATTGCTGAATCACGATCTACTTCATTAAGATGATTTTCAAGAAGTTTTTCCTCTTCAGTCTGTTTAATTTCAGGTGTCGGAACCTTAAACATTTTACATATCTCCTACAGGAACTATGTTACCAGCATCTCTCTGCTTTATAACTTCTTCAGTTGGTAACTGTTGAACAGCTTGTGGTCTTTGTAAAAAGTCATGTACATTATTTACACCAGACATACGAGCAAGCTGCAAAAATATTTTTGTCATATCAAATTTAACGGCCATTTCTGGGTTACCAAGTAAAGCCGTATATAGTTTAGATAAAGTATCAACATTACCACTTGATAACATTCTACTACTATCATTAACACTTACATCAAAATTAATATCCATTGCACTTGAATCAATACTTGCAATAGCATTAGTTGCATCTTTATTTTCCTCTAGCCAAATCTTTTCCCATTCACCCGTAAGCCTATACTTATAAGTGTTATTCATGAATTGAACAGTATTAGATGCTAAAATCATTCCAAGGTCTTCAAATGCTTGAAGTGCAAATATCATTGCATCTTTTTGAATTCTGCCCACTGAACTTTGGAAAGCGTTATTAGCTTCACTCGCACTAACTCTTTCTCCAGTCTGTTTAAGGGTACCAGTTGCAGGGTCTGATGCTGCTGATACTTGTTTAATAATATCAGATATAACTGAAGTGTCCCGCATATGATTCTGAGTAACATCAGTAACGCGTAGTTGATGAATCGCCTTAGTAACATCTTGTCCCCATGCAGCTTTTTTCAAACGTATTAATTTACCAGGTTTTGGATTCATTAAATCCTGAAGATAAACCATTTTAGGATCAACAACAAGCATATCATTTAATGCTTTTTTAACGTTAGCTACATGAGAAGTAAATAACCAATCCATAGTATCTTGTAATGGATATATCATTTCAAGTCTTGATGTTGGTGAAACTGAATACCCATCAAAATCGGGTGCACCAGTTATAATAGGTTTCAACCCATGATCAAAAATAACTTCTCTACAGTCAATAATAATCTGATCACCTGCAAGAGAAAATAACCAAGTTTCAACATTATTACTACTACCTAATCCTACTTGATTTGGTATTAGGTCTATAAAATGATGCATTACATCAAGAGGTCTATATCTTCCATTAGAAGATACTACATTATCTTTTTTCTTTTTTGTTTTACCTTCATAATAATATTTACTTATGCCATTTATATGTTGACAATATTGTACATTAAAAATTGAATCTGAATCACCAATAACTTCTTCGCGCATTAGTGACATTAAATTAGTACGCTCAAGATAAGCATATGCTTCACCATCTTGAATATTTGAAATAGAAACATTAGGATCAGGAAAAAATGTATAAGGATCAATATTATAAAGTTTATTACCCTCATAGATAATACGTTCTTCACTAACAGTTTTATTAGATTCATAAGAACCAAAAAATCCACGTCTTAAAACTGCCTTTTCACGCTCTACTATTCTAGCTTTAGTAAACCAAGTTGGAACCATAACACCCATTCCAAGTGCATACGCGTCACGAAAAAATGTGTGAAAATTTAAACCCATCTTTTGTTTTTTAGTTTGTAAATGCACCATAAATTCTATTATCATGGCACCTACACGATCATTACTATCTCCACCAACACCATCATACTTAAATATGGGTGAATTCATAAAGAATGTCATCATATAAGTTAAAAGTGTTTGAAGATTTGCATAACTAATTGGAACAATAAGAGGAGATGAAGTTATACTTTTACGAATATTATCAGCTTCACTAGCTGGTATATAAGCAGTTAAAGTATTATTAATTGCATCCCAATCACTATATCTTTCGGACATAACACTAGAAGAAGCTTCCGTATATTCTAATAACATAGTTACTAAATCATTATGAAATTTAGAACCTGGTTTAAGTTTTTTACCTAAACCTTTAGGGTATCTATAACGATAGTTATAAGTTTCTAATGCTTGATTAGATATAGTTGAATGTATATTCATAGTTGTTGTCATTATAGCCCCTCAGCTAGTCTCCAATCATCTGGGAAATCTTCAATTGTTTCAAGATAATTTTCTTCTTCCTGATCTTGTTCGTCTTGATATACAGATTCAACATCATCAGCTGGAAGTGTATCAAAATAAACAAAGAAATTACTTAGAACTTGTATAATATAAGAAGTTACATCTGCCACATCAACCAACTTACCTCTAGGATAAGCAAGTAATTGTGATTCTAATATATTATCTCCAGCTTTAGCATTTTTTTCTTTTAATAAATTTTCTTCATGTAAAATCATCCCAGTTTCATAAAATGAAATTAGTCCACCAATTTTTTCAATTTTACCAGTTCCACGCGATGCACCTTTACGTGGTTTTAAATTCATCCATTCAATATCAACATGATGAGTTGATAAGTAAGTTTGAAAAGGATAAATAATAAATTCATGTAATGAGTTTTCTTCAACACCTAAAAGAACTGCACCATATTTTTTAATTAATCTTGTGGCTACTTCATACTGTTCTTCTGGATGCCATTTACCAAATGCTACTTCACGAATATAAATTTTACGTTTTAATACATTAACACCTATAGCAACAATAGCAGTATCAGCATTACGTGGATTAACTGTTTTAGCAGGATCATGTAAAACTACAGTTCTAATTTCGCCTAAGTATATTTCACGTTGAAAATTTTGATCTTGCTCATTATATTTTTGAAAATCTTTAGCTTTAAAAGTTCTATTTTTACTTGAAATTGACCTCCCCATTCTTTCTTGGTAAAATACATCAAGTAAAAGTGGATTCATTTCAGCTTCTCTTAACTCAGCTTGAATATTTTCATCAGATATAAATTCAGGTGCAAGAGAAACAAAATCATCTTCACATATAGTAAGTTCAAGTGCTTTCCACTCAGGATTATCAATAAGTTTTTGTAGTAAACTATCTGTATGTTTTAACGTATCTATGTATATAATCTGCCAATTCATATTAACCCCAGGAAGAGGAACAGACTTTACAACATCTGAAAAGAACCAAAGTTCTAATTCTTTTCTAAATTCATCATTCATGATTTCTTTCTTATCTTCTAAATCATCTATGATATAACAATCAGGACGATAAGAAAAACCTTCATAGTCAAATAATAAACCTCTAACTGGTTGATTAGCACCACGTGGAAAAACCATACCACCATGAGATGTTATCCAAGATTTCTTAGAAAAAGTCTCTGAGAATTCTTTAGAAGTAGTTTTCATTTTTACAGAACCAAAAACTTCTTTTTCCTTCTTATTTTGTAACATTCCATTTTTAATATTTTCAGTCTGTAAGCATGCAAAATCAAATGTTTTACCAATATAAACTAAATAATGACAATCACGATAGCGTAAACGTTTAGCTGCTAAGGTTTTAGCAATACTACTTTTACCAATTCCACGAGGAGCTTTAATAACTATCTTTTGATAGAGAGGTAAACCCTCTGGTGTCTTTGCATCTATTATATCAAATATTTCTTGATGTAAAGGTGCAAAGTCTAAACTAAATCTATTCTCATAAAACGTTTTAGCATATAGATCAGTTTTAAGATATGCCATTTGTAATAGTTTACGAAGTTCAGGATCATTATTTACATTAGTTTGTGTTGATATAATTTCATTTGAATTAGTATATATCATCGGGCGGAACCTCCTCCAACCAGGGACGAGGATTCCCAATAAAAGAAGGCACCGACACATTGAAGTGTTCTACCCGACAGTGAGCCACTATAACCCATATTATTCATTAAGGTAACTCTGCTATTTGATTAATTATGTTAATAAAATCTTCAGGACGCTGAGGTGCAGCTTGTAAATCTTCTAAAGAAGGTTGACGTACTTCTGACAATGAGTTTGGCAAATCTGAACCTGGTATAACACAATTATTTGCTCTAGCAAACGCATTCAAGCGTGCAATTTGTCTATCTGCTTGCATTTGAGCAGCGGTTCTAATAGGCGTACCTGGAATATATTCAGTACTATTTATTTCAGCTCCAGAATTAAATAATCGACTACCTATGTCAGACACTCCAGTATCTTTAAAAGCTTGTATATCCTCAGGAGTTCTTTTTGAAGTGCCAAAGGTTTTATTTTGCCCAGTAACTTTAGCTTGAAAAGCTTGTGCTAAATTATTACGAACTACTGCATAACCAGGACCACCTAAACCACATGAACCCATTAAAACTTCATCAACAGTACAACTGTCTAAAAAACCAGATGACTTTGTTATACTACCAAAGGTATCTGAACTAACATCACCATACTTAGTACCTGCATGTCCAAAAATACCTAAATTTATATTTTGACCCTTGTACTTTGAAGCAGCTGAGGTTAAAACATTAGTTAATTCTTCTTCACCTCTAAACTCAGCTACCTCAATATCTATTTCAGGATTTTGACCTTTAAACCAATTAGCTTCCCGTGTAAAAAATCGAGCTTCTTTTAAGTCTTCGGCATCATGAACAGAATCTTGTTTAGCATAACCAGCTTTTTGCTCTTCGCTAAGACTTTGATACGTAGAATCCCTTTTAAAGTTAAAAAGATTTATCGCATCAAAACGCTCTTGTGTTCCTGCTGGGATATTCCAGAAATCGTGTCCTCGACTCACATATTCACGATTAAAAGAATATCTTCCCTCATGACCTGTAGTACTATAAGTTTTTTGCCTTTCAGCCAAGATCAACATCTTAGGCTTAGGAAGCTTTCCACCACCTTGCTGCTCTAAGCTTTCATCTAGAGCAATTCCGCATGTTTGAAAATCTAATAGTCCATTAGCCATAATTAATAATATCCTCTACGTTCAATAATTGAACACGACTCCTATAAACTATTTACCTTGTACAAAAGATTTAATAGCGAGTAAAAAACTACGAATCCACTTGGCTTCTGTTTCCTCACCAATACGTGGAATATTAATTTTACCATTAAGATACGCAACAATTGCATCTTCATCTACTGTTAATCTTGCAATTAACTGTCCTATTGCCCAAGCAATTAACCATTGTTTCATTTTATTCCCCAGTTTTTATATACACATCTGATTTAAGTAATTCATTTAATTTAGACTTACGAAAGCCAGAATAACCATTTCCTATACTTTTTTCAAGAGCATAATCAATAGCTATTATTTCAAGATGTGTAAGTTGTTGTCTATTTTTCATTATACGAACTTCTTTAGCTATATAGGCACCTATAGCTACAGCTAGCCCTGAACCTACTGGTCCTACGATACTCGTTACAAGTTGAAAAGTTTCTGCGCCCACTTTAACCTCAATTTAGTTGTGATTTTAAAGCTACTTTATTATCAACAAGTTTGTGTCTTAAAATATCAAATTTACCTAAACTTTTCTCGTCTGGCTTATAACGTAAATTACATGCTTTAAGATATGCAGTTTCTATAATAGAATATTTACTACTCTGTTGTACTAAAGCATCATCTACAACTAAAAAATATTTCATACCTTTTCTACGCGCATCTTTAATACATTTTGGTAAAAATCTTACACCATAATATATTCTAATATTATAACCATACTCACATTTACGAAATAAGCCCATGAGAATTACCTATTTAGTTTAAATTATTTTTTTATCTTTTTTATCTTTTTTAATTATTTCAAGTGTTTTACCTTTAGAGCTTAAAAGTTCTTTAAAATAAACTTTAAAATCTCTAAGTTTTTTCAAAGCCTCCATATCACCACCAGGAATAAAGGATAAAGCTCCAGCTGCTTCACAAATATAATTGATAACATCATCATCTGCAGTTCCACCTTCAGCCTCAAAAACACCACCAACTTTAATTGCCATATCAAGTTGCTCGATTGTTCTTAAAGGGTGTGACTCTGCCCATTCTTTAGAGCTTGTATAACTTTTAATAATCTCAAGCCAGTTGAACTTTTCTTCCTTTTGAAATTCTACAGTTTTCATCTTTACCTCTATTTAGGTTTATTAAAAGATAACCATGAGTGCTATACACATAGCACCAATAACATCTGTTTCAACTTCCCCAACTATCTGTATAATTAAAACTCTGCCTGTCACAGTAAAGTAAGGAGTCTGTGCTGTCTGTGGAAGATTAGCAGCAGAACGCTCTACTATCTGTGGCTGTGTTGCGCCTCTTAAATTAGTCATTTCATATTCTCCATATTGACAATTTTATAGCCTACTCTCAAAGTACAACCCAGAGTGTTCCAGTTGATTGCACAGTAAGTGACTCTTGTTCAAGCAGTGCTACGTTCAAATCACCACCAATAGTTTCAGCACCATCTCCCTCAATAGTCATTATAGCCGCGCCAATATTGGTGAAGTAAAGTATTTGACCATTAGGTGAGTTATATGCTGAAGCGGCTGTTGGGAGTGTTACCGTGAAAGCTACTGTAGCATGATTACCAACTATGGTAAAATCTGTTACCAAAGCAGTATAAGTTGTAGTTTTCTCAACTATAGATGGTGCAAAACTTCCATTTAATGTTATCCCAAATGTAGATGGAGCAGCCCCAATCCCAACTGAATTGTCTAACCTTACTCCACCTGTTCCACCTGATACAACTAATTGATTAGTAGAAGTGATATGGGTTATTGAAGCTCCACCCGCATTCCAGTTTATCACACCTGCATCTGCTAGGAATAAATCGCTGAATGCTGTGCCACTTGCACCTATTGCACCTACATCATCGGAAGCGGCTAAGATTGCACCCCAAAAGGTTGAGTTTAATGTTCCATCTGCAACTGTCCAAATAGCAGCATCAGTTCCAATTCCATCAGAGTCAGAAGTCCTTATTGCGAATCCACCAGCCGTTCCATCATACGCAACAAAGTATTGGTTATTGTTTCCACTTGCGGCATTATTCCTCAATGCTAAAATGGAGTCGCTACCAGTTACCGAATCAATACGGAAGGTAGCGTTTCCTGCGGCTTTGTCTAATGTTGAATCACCATCAAATGTATATCCACCTGCGGCTGAAGTAAAACTCACTGCTCCATTAAAGTCAACTGTAGCTACTGTTCCAAAATCAAAAGTAGTAAATCCACTCAAGGCCATCTTGTGTTCAGAATGAGTAAAATAATCTGCACTATTCCAACCTAAAACTCCACCAGTTGCCATAGCAAGAGCTTGACCTGCTACTGGAGCAGTTCCAGAACCTAAGATATTAGCTTGAAGTCCTGCTGTGGATGTAAATAAGAATAATTCATTTGCATCTGTGAAAGTTGGTGCTCCTGTGAAATCTACAGAAGTGACAGCTCCAAAATCCCATGTAGTGAAGCCTGATGCTGTCATTAAACCAGCGGAAGTTCTAGTAAGTTTATCTGCACCAGCCCAATCAATAGAAGTTGCATCTGCCATTACTATATGACTTGGTACTGTTAAAAGACCACCAGTAGTAATAGAAACTGGATTAGCACTCTCACCTAATGGATAGAGATAGATACCGACATCTGCATCAGAGAAGAATGTTCTTACCGCAGCGCCACTACCATCCATCTGATAGATAGAAAAGTCTACTTCTTCAGCACCAGCTGTTGGGTCTGCTACATTCCATAGAATATAACCCATCGTGTTGAGCGCGGGTGTACCTGCATCATCATAAGCTTTAAAATTTATTTGAGCACTACCACCTATTGCACCAGGTGTAGTTATATCTACCATATTTAGTAAAGGTGTAACATTTTGAATGTCTAAATCACCTTCAACTATTTCATCAAGTTCTACTGTAGCTGTACCTTTAACCCAGATATTACCATCTGAATCCCATGTACCTACATTCACCCCATCACTATCTTTAAGATAAAGTTTATTAACTCCTGCATTATCACCAAGATTAATAACAGCATCACCACTAAAAGGTGTCCATGCCCCTGTTAAATCACCACCACCACCAGATACCCAAACCATAATATAATTCCTTACACTTCTGGATAAATATTAATAATAGCATTATCACCAGTAATAGCATTACAATATCTAAACTGTTGACATTGTGATCTACTATCTAGATGAATATCTTGACCAGGAGTTACTACTTTACCTGATGTATCTGGAACAGGATCAACACCAAATGCAAACCTAATAGCACAAGTTTCTGGAGAAATCATAACATGAAAAGTATCATGTTTATCATCAACACGTAAAGCACCAAGTCTAGACAGAACTGCTGCACTTAAAGTTTTAACTGTATCATCTACAGCTGTAAGGGTTACTGTAGTTAATGGAGAACCACCAATACTTTGAACTTTCTGACCCATTTTATACCTCCTACCTGTTAAGTAAACTTAACGCCTGATGGGACTTTCCTATGTGGAAAGATTTATTTATCCTCGTCTAAACTTATAACTTATATAATATATACCTCTTGTTACATTAAACTGTGGGTGCTTCGCACATCAACGGATCGACGCCAAGGCGTCTCACCTTAAATCCTCAACAAGCAAAAGCTCGTGGTTTAACAGCACTTTCAATAAATAATTTATATGTTGGCGTTTTCAACTCCTGTAGTATTCTCAACAATTTCAGCTTCTTCTATCTCGTCCTTTGCAAATACCATAATACCGCTGGCATTGGCGTCAGCTTTAATAGACTCTATGATGCTGTCAGTTAGATGTTTTGTTTTGTCTTCTACTGGAGTTTTGCTAATACCATTCATCTGGAGTATGTCTAATGCTACTCTTGTTTTAATTGCTAGACTTGCGTCTTCACTCTGTAAGGCATCCTCTACCACATCTGCAGCTAATGGTCCTAGGTCACTTATACGCTTTTGTAAACCGATGGCCATTTGATCTCGTGTCATACCGAGTTCCATTAGCATCTTTTGACCATCTCGTGAATATTTAACATATGTTACAACAGCTGTAGTACAACCAAGTTGCTGACTTACTTCTTTACGTGTTAAACCTAAACTTAATCTTCTAAGTATTTCTTTATGCATGGGAGACAACGTCTCTGGCTCATAATGTCTAACACTGCTGCCATGAGGTTCTCTAGGCTTGTAAGTAGCATTAGCTAATAGAGGATGTTCATGTCCTATTTCTTTTATAATGGAATTGAAACTATTTAGTGCTTCAGACATATATTAACCTTATAAACTGTTTAGGTTGTTGATACGTTCAATATAAGGTATTAAGACTGGTCTTGTCAAGGTGTTTTTACATAGGAGTTTTAAATACTTCTGTTTGTGGCATTATAATGCTGGTACTCTGATTTTAATCTTAACTTTAGTTAAAGGTTTTGTGTTCAATACTTGAGCACGCAGCATATTATTTGAATATAGCATATTAAACTTTGTTTGCGTGTTATTTGAATATATAGCATATTAATTATAATTAGGATGAGTAGATTTAAATATTCTGAAAAATTTTGTAGACCCTCCTGTATTATACACCACGGAAGCCCTTTCCCCCCTTTCGCGATTCTAATACCATACATGCATACATGACATGCTCAACTAATGTTCTTAGCACCAGCGTACACCAACAGTTATTAACACTAACAGGTTGTTTGGCATGGTTGTTGCATTAGGACTTTCCTATACAAGCAAGGACTTGCAACCTGACAGTGTAATGCGATTGAGTCTCACTTGCACTGTCTCATTATTGGGAGAGGTTATTCTCATAAGTGGGAGAAGTTGGTGCAGGTTTGTGCACTTACAACACCGATCGGATTGTAACCTCAATAAAAACAACACGTTGAATAGTTTGGCACACAGTTTGCTTATATATGAGTGTCGGTCAGACGAGACCTTCACGTTATTTGACATCTTGGAACATATTGCTAAACGCAACTAATAGTCAATTATCTATGAAAGGGTAATAATCATGACGAACCTAAAAGATACTGTATTAGCAGTATTCGCACACGTAGCTAACAAGGTTAACGTTGATGGAGAGTATTTCATCAAAGCAACTGATGTACTTGTGAAGCTTTTCAATGACGTAGAGTATGCGGTTTATAGCCGTGTGACTAAAGTTAATGGAAAAAGTCGCTGGTTTTATTGGGAGCTTAATGTACCAACAAACCTTGAGGGCATGAAAGAGGTGTTTGGGTCTGGACAGGTGTTTGCATGGGCAGTCAGAGGATTGCTTACAGACCATACTAATATGGTAGCACAAATTGACCTGTCAAAGCCTCATACTGAGCTGAAAAAGGCATTTCTTAATCTTAATCACACGAATTATGTGAAAAAGCTTTACAATGCCAAAAAGCTCAAAGCTGACCCAATCGAGTCTATGTCACAAGCTCAGCTTGAAATGGTCATTAAGCAAGCGCAAGCCAAACTTGCTGAAAAACAAGCTCAGAAGTAAACTTAATAAGAGTCACCTAGTAAATCAGGTGGCTCTTTATTATTACCTTAAAAGTGAACTTTAGCAAATAGTTCCAATAACAACATAATATAAATATAAAAGCCTTCACGTTCAACTATTGAACACAACGTCTATTAATAAATTAAAGGAATATTTATGAATAAAACTAGAATTTATACTCAAAGTATAAAAGAGATTTTAAGCTATCAAACAATGTTAGGCCATATTAAAAACTTCACTTTAAATGATTTAAAACACTGGTCAAATATGATTGAAGCTAAACAAGTTAAACTAAACAAGTTAAACTAAACAAAGTTTAAGAGACGCCAGACAGCGCTGTCTGTCTGTCTGGGGGGGGGCCGACCTCACTTTTTCAAAAAATGTAAAGTTAAACTGTTAAAAGTTTATACCTGTTAAGCCTTACAAGGGTTTAAAAAAAAAAAAAAAAAAAAAAAAAAAAAAACAAAAAAAAAAAGAGACAAAAAAACAAAGGAAAGGAACAAAAAAAAACAACACAACACAACACAAAACAACAAAAAAAAAAACGAAAAAAAAGACAACAAACAACAAC